GAAGCATTTTGAGATTTAAACAATGAACCAAGATAAGGTTGTTCAGAAATTGTACGAGCAGTTCCAGGCATTTGTTCGCCAACCTGAGATATCCAAACATTATAAGCATTAGAATCAGATGCTAAAACAATGGCATATTCAGTATTTTCTTGAACATAAACTGGAGATGGAAATGTGAATGTTGTAGGTGCATCCCACTTAGCAACAGTCGTACCATTTAATGTAACTGTATTATATACAGCTGTATTGATGGTGTCACCAGCTACAGGTGCATTAACTTGTTCTGGCTTTAGTGTTACACGAGAAAATGGTAGAACAAGTTTTCCTGGATATCCATTTACAACTTCACGTATTTCTAACATAACTGGAATAGTAAGATCTTTTGTTGCAAAGTATATATCAACTTTAGATAAGAAACATCCACCCCTTTGTTCGATTAAGAATGTTTGAGCAAGAGGATCGAACCAACCACTATCAGCAACAACTCGTTCAGAATTCTGAACAATAACTTGGTTTCCTGACAGTTGTTCTTCAACTAGTTCAGCATTACGAACTGAGTGTACTGTTTGTTGACGAGTTTCTAAAATGCCCTCAGCATGATAGTTAGCACGAGCACGAGAAGTAAATAAACCATCTGATGTAGGTACATCAACAAGTCTAAGTTCACGAGAACCACAACGGAATCTTAATGCATCAGTATTTGGAATATTGAATAGTAGATGTAAATCACCATTAATATTAGATACTAGATTTCCACCAGTAGAAGCAAGTGTTCTAGTGCCAACAGTTCCTGTTGCTCCAGAGACTGATCCTGTAATAGTCTCAGCTGTACTAAATGTTCCGATAATATTTACTACAAATAATGCATATGCATTAGTATCTGGATTGTATTCTTTTCCAACTACAACTGCAGTTGCTCCAGAAGTGCCACCTGTAATAATATCACCACGATTTAAACAAACTTGGGCATCACCAGCAATACGTCGTGGTACACCAGTAGCAAGAGAACCAACATTAGTATCAGTATTAAATGTACCACTCACAGGAACATAAACAATTTTAGAAGCTGGTGTGCAATACTGTGCAATATCAATTCCATCAAAGAATGGATAAAAACGAGTAGAAGGTTTTAATTTTTGAATCTGAACTAATATATTTCTAGAACGGATATATGGAATCACAGCAGTTTGAAGAACACGATCTCCGATAACTTGTCGATCAATTTTTGCAACAAGTGTTGTTTTTACACCAGTACGAGTTTGACCAACTTGAGTTGCAGTTTGTTCTGTAGTTATTACTCTTATACCTTCCCCGCTAAATCTTTGGGTGACTTGAGTGGTTACTGGAGTTCCTCTCCATGAAGTTTGCCAAGCATTCCAAACAGAACCAAGAACCCCTGCCTTTTCAGCAAGATTTTTAACTGTATTGTAATTACCTTCAACATCAATAACTAAATCTGGACGACGATCAATTTCAAACCAATCATCCGAAGAAGGATTAATTTTCACATCACCTAGGAAAGTAAATACTGCAAATGGATTAATGTTTTCTAAACGAGTAGCATAAGGCTGTTCAATAAGTTTTATATTAGAAACAACTGGAAGTGTAATAACATCACCATACAGTTTATAATTTGCAGCATTACGCTGTTCAACAGTAGAGTTTTTCTCTACTAAATTAATATTATTCATTGAATAGAATGGACGCAATTCAGCATTTTCCATATCAATAGAATTTAAATAATCTGGAGATGTAGTATCTCCAGTATTATGTCCAGAGAAGTTATCTACAATAAATCCTCTTTTAAAACGTGTGTCACCATCTGAATCTATAACTTCAAGTGATTCTGTTTGCTGTTCTAATAATGATAATGAAGTATAATATTCTAAGTTATCAATACGCTTTTCTAGTTTTCCAATATCACGCATCGTATAACGCTTGTTATCAAAACGAGTAACTACAACATTATCACTAGTCGTTCCAAATGTATAAGGCTCAAGATTTAAACTATACAAACTTAAACCAAGAGCAAGGTCTGCTGGTTCTCCTGGATTTAACGAAGAAACACTATCAATAGAAACAAATTTACCAGAAAGATCTAAAGCAATTTTAGATTTACGAGCGAGATAGTATGCAAAATCTGTGATAATATCGATACCACGTTTTGGAACTAATGATACGGATGCTCCAGTTGAAGAAAATTCAGTACCAGCATTATTAATTCTTGGGCGGAAATCGATACAATCTCTTAATGATAGTCCGTTAAAAGAAGGTATTAATTTATAATCTACAGTATTTGGATAAGAATCTCTGGTAAAATAATCTCCAGCAGTATGTGTAAAATGATCAAAAGTTACTGTAATTGGTGCTTCTGGAGGAGCATACGAATTTTTTAAATTAACTCTAGCAATATCGTAGTGAGTAGATCTTTGTCCAGAATCAAACTCATATCTATCTGTAATATCAATACTGTAAGTACCAGTTGGTGCAGCGAATGTTCCAGTTCTCATTTTAACAGAAACTAAACGATAACCATCAGCAACACCTAATGATAAAGAAGAATCTTGTGCTGTGGCTTGAGTTGTAAATAAAACATCAACAGAAGACTGTAGGAGTTTAGTTTTTTCAGTAGAAGTCGAACCAGTTTTATTAACAGCTGCAATAACTATTGCAGTGTTACCATTAAGAGCAGAATTTACTGGGATAGCTAAAGTGTTAGTTCCTGTGCCAGTAATAGTACCAGTTGGTAAAATTATCCCACCAGTAGTATTATTTAAAACAATATAGTTGTCTGTTTCAGCAGCTGAAGCAAAAACTCCAGAACCCAATCCAGGTGGATTTATAGAGCCACCACTAATTGTTGTTACATCTAATTGCTGATAAACAGTATAATTAGTATCATTCCCACCAGCACCAGGAACTCCGCCAGAGATACCACGTACATTTTTTATTGCATAATATGGTAAAGGATATACCAATGAAGTATTTTCTGGTTCATAAACTACAGTTGATACACGATCCATAGTAGAACCAGTGATAGTAATAGCAGTATCAACAGTTATCTGAGACTGACTTGTAATCGTGTCAACACGACGTAATACACCACCAAAAGAAATCACATCACCAACGATAAGATCTGTTTGGAAAGAAGTTTGTGTACCAGTAATTGTTGCAGAATTTGCAGCAGTAGCACTACCGACGATACGACCGAGTATAGGATCAATGTTTGCAGAAAAAGAAAGTGCTGCAGTGCCACCACTTAAGAAAACCGATTTGACTTTACGATTAAAGTCAAATGTGCCATTCATTTTAACATCAAATAAACCTAGTTTATAAATTGAAGTTTGTGTACCAATAGTACCATTATGCCACTCTAATAATCTAACACGAGCAGTACCAATTGCAGTAGCACCTGAAGGAGCAACACCAACTGAAGATACTAATCTATCATATAGTGTAACTGTACCGAATGTGCTTATCGGTGGTAAACTATTAACATTAGTTACCAATACATAATTACCAACAGTGCTTGGAATGTAAGCATTTTCTACTTGTACTGCATCACGTGCTTTTGGAACAGTAACATAAGTGGTAGAAGGTTTTTCAACCAAATAACCTTGAATATATGCTCTTCCTGGTTCTAACCCAACAGCAAGTTTTGCTTCATTTGCTTCATGTGTAGCTTGAATGTCAGCATTCCCTGGAGAATTAATACCACGATTATAAAAAGGTTCACTGTCAAATTCCCATGAAACACCACTATTACTTGGACCATCATTAACTGTTCCAGCAGCGTGAATTGGTGGAGTAAGTGGATTAGGTGACGCTGACGTACCACTGTTTCTGGCTACATAAGTATTGCCTGCATTTGATACAACATCACCACTAAGATAGTATCTACCTGATACCCATTGTGAGCGATTATTATTTCTAAATTCACGCACATCAAGTTCAAAATTCTTAACTGTATAATTACCTGATTCATCATATGTGCGATCAGCTAAAGTTTTCTCTAAACCAGAATTTTCTGTTCTTTTAGTGTTACGTGTTGTTTGTCCAGATTTAACTCTAATTAATTCAATAAAATCAGTATCAGTAGTACTATCTTCTGTTAGCTTAGTTAATACAGAATCTATACTAAAACGATGCGCACCTGGGGCTGCATAGTTAAATGAGTTTTGTGCATTATCAAATAATGTTTCATCTTCTTCAGAAGTAATAATTTGCTCTGTACAAGTTAAACCAATACGGTATGTTGGTGTGTTTGTATATTTGTCAAGAACAATTGTTTGTGGTTCTACCAGTACAAAGTGACCTTTAATATAATAAATACCCAGTTCAATTATTGCAAGTGAACCCTTGCCTGAAGGTGCACTTGCGGCAGCTTGGACAGTATAAGTTGCATCTACATCACTAATAATATCATTAACACCAAAAGTTTTCTCAGTTCCACTAGTGCCAGAATTTTTATAACGAACAAAAAGTGTTGCTGGATCTGCTCCAGAAGATTTTGCGTAGTGAATTACTTCAGCTTGTAGACCAGTTGCATTTACAATGGTTAAACCAACGAATTCTTCAACAACAGTATCGGCATTAACATTATTATATGTAGCTTGTAATTTAACGTAATCAACATCAACATCAACAGAAGAATTTCCAGGAACAACCATTGCCCCTTCTTTGTATACCCAGTCTCCAAAACGGGAAATTTGATTCTGCAGAATGGTTTGCATCTGCGTGAGTTCTCTTGCTTGAACTGCAAAGCCTGGACGATACAAAATTTTATAGAATTTTTTGCTTTCAGCAAAATCATCATAATATGGTTCGTTATTAAAATCTATAGGCATTTAAATTCTCTTTTAAAATTGTATAATTGTTCTTAGTGTAACCACTTCTTGTGAAGATGGTGTAAAGGCAGATTTATTATCAATAAACATCATCTGTCCAGAGTATTTATCTATACCAGGATTACCTACAGTATTAACTATAAACGTCTGAGGTGGACTATTACCGTTAAAAAAGGTATCATTAATTTGAGGAACATCATTATCTAATGATAACAATAATATCGCTGAAGATGTTGCTGTAACTACTCTATATTTTTTAACAATAACTTGTGTTATATCAGTAGCCCCAGATGTTACAGTTAAAGTTCTATTAACAAAAACTAAACTATCTTTTGGAAAGGAATTAACATTAATACTAGTTGCACAAATAAAACATGAAGAACCAAGTAAGTCGTTAAAATAATTTGTAGAATTATATGCAGTTGGATTTTTAATGATGCCCAATTGACGATAGTCGTTATTAATCTGTAAACCTTGATTTAAGTCAACAGAAACATTGCCGTAAAACATTAGCTTTCTTGCATACAATTCATCTGGAGAATTTTTACCATGTCCATTTTTTGGTGATGGTATAGCTCTTGCCGTTGCTGCAGATCCATTACCTACAATAGTAACATTTGCATAGCTATAATTAGTACCTTTATTAGTAATATTAATTTTAGATATACTTCCATTGACAGAGTTGATAGTTGCTGTTGCTCTTGCACCAGTTCCATCTCCTTCTATACGAACATTTGCAGTAGAATATCCGTAACCATTACTAATAATTTTTATTGCTTCAATAGTTCCAGGTGTAGTTAACATCTCACTATTTGCTTGTAAAGAATCTATATTACCAACAGATAAATCTGCTATTAATTCGGCTTCACTGCCTGCACCACCTTGAGCAGAAACAGTTAAAGCAGCAAAACTATATCCAATACCAGGATTTTCTATAATTACGGAATCAAGTTGTCCACTATTTATAACTGGAATAATTATAGCAGAAGATTTTTCTGTTAAGAATTGAAATTCTGGTTCTGTCGATCTTGCGCCAGTAACAGTCAGAGTCGGAACACTTGAATATCCACTTCCAAACTTTCTAACAGCTGTGGCAGTAGCTTCTGCTCCAGCAAAAGTTAATACAGCAGTGCCACCAGTGGCAGTGACTGCGCCAGAAGTATGCGTTGGTGCAACTGTTCCAGAAGTTCCTGCTGTTGTAACTGTGTATAATTTTAAAGCATTAGTGACTTGACTATTCAATGTAAGTGAAGTTGAAGCTGTCCATGCAGTTCCTATTTTTACTGTAGGTATACTTGTATATCCATCACCCTCATTAATCGGAGATATGTATAAAACATTTCCATTGTTTAGCTTTGGAATTGCTGATGCCCCTGTACCACCGCCACCACTAATTGTAACTGTTGGTACTGTTAAATATCCAGAACCGCTGTTAGTTATAGTATAATTTCTAATTGAAGCCGTTAAATTTATTGCAGAAATTGCACCAGAAGAAACAGTTAGTGTTCCTTTTAAAGTAGTACCAATATACTTTAAAACAGCAGTTCCATTTTTAGCTATAGATTTTTTATGTGAAGGCGCAGTTGCACCGAAAGTTCCAGGTGTTACGACCTCATAAAAATCTTTGTTTGTATTGAAAATTTTCTGTCCTAAAAATACAGAAGCATTCGCAATAAAAGCTGACGTATTTAAAACTGGATCTGAAAAAGTTGCGGTTGCTGTTGTAAATCCTGTTCCACCACTTAATATATTTATTTGATTTATAAAAATTGGATCTGTTTCTAGAAAACCATCTCCATTAACTAAAATTTGAGCCGAAGTATATCCAGAACCCTTGTTAAGTATAGTAAGGGCATCTAAAGCACCATTATTATAAAACGTATTTGTTAATGCTGATGTTACAGGAATGTAATCTTCAGTTAAAAATTTAGTACGTAATGGGATTGGTACATTGTACATGTATTTCCAAACGTAACCATCTGATAAACTAAATGAATTCGGTTGTGAACCAACTGGTATAACTGTTGACAGACTATTTAAATTATTATCTAAACAAATATAAACATTGAAGTCTGATGTCATAACATAGAATACACATTCTTCTAGTTTTTGTTTTCCAGTCACAGATAAATTTAATACTGCAGTTGCAACAGCACCTGAACCACCGCCACCAGTAATTGTAACTGTTGGGGTAGATGTATATCCATACCCACGTGATACTACATCTACGCCAACAAGTTTTCCAGAACCATTATCAATCACTCCTGTAAATACAGCACCTGATCCACCGCCACCAGTAATTGTAATAGTAGGTATTGTTAAATACCCAGAACCTCCATTGGTAATATTTAAACCAAGAATTTCTGTATTGTATTCATTATCATACATATCATATCTAGTTCCAGCAGTCCAATTATTACGTGGAATAACAAATGCTACATCATTCGGTCTAATTCGTTTACATGTAATAATTTCATCTCTGGTTTCTTTTTCATACTGTAAACTATCTGTTGGATACGGAGGAGTATTTTCATAATTCCACTGTATAGTTTTTCCTAAAAAATAGTAAAAACTAGAAAATTGATGTACAATATCATTATAAAGCCCTTCTGCAAGAGTTTTATGCAAGATAGTCTTTATTAAAGACGAATGACCTACAGTATGGGGCATTTAAACTCCTAATTTCCTGATTAGCTAATTGTGATAACCCAAGTTATGGCAATTGTATCGCCAGCACCTTTTGTCACAACAGGAAATGTAGTTCGGCATAACATTGTTCCTGCAGTTGAAGCATTAAAAATTCCAGCTTCTGTGATTGCTCCATCTCCAACACCAGCGTTAAATGTGCATGTGTAAGTGATAGTATTATTGGTAGGAGTACTTCCTGTTAATGCCACACGTGCAGTTTGTGCTTCTAACTGAGTATTAGCTAAAACTGCACCAGTAGTTCCAGTGCCGATACCCATATGCGTCATGGAAGCAGGGGTATTAGTAGTTGCAGTAATTTTACTGGCAATATGGTTTTTACCAGTAGTAACTACCAAGTTTGGTATTTCTATTTCCTGGATTACTTCTCCAGAACTATTAATTCTTTTCAGATTCACTAAACCTGTGAATTTAGCTGTTTCTTTAAGTGTATGCATAAGTGTTTCTCCTGTTAATTGCTAAAAATAGCATCTCTGTTATTTAAATATATTTCCTCAAAATAGTTCCCTTCTTCGTATGGATCCAGAACTACATATCCAAATTCTGTGGTAGATATATTCTGAATAGGTAATACGAAGAAAACATCTTGATCTCGTCTAATCACTAAATTAGTTTCTTCTAGTGTTTGTGATGACACTAAACTATTTAGTGCTGTTTCAAAAGTAGGTATTGCATGTGTAATATTTTGCGTAGTTCCTAATACTAAACCAAACGAAGCAACAAAATCAGAATCTGAAAGTGTTACACTATCTGTCTTAGTTGTAGAAAAGGTCTTTAAGAAACCTGCCGAATCGCTTGCTGTTACACTATCAGTTTTCGCAGCACTGAATACCTTTGATGTTATATTATCTGTCGATACAAGAGGATCACTAGATAAGCCTTTGAAAAATGTTAAAGTCTTAGCATCTGTAACTAGTAATTCTACTTCTTCGAAACCCAACCCTAAAGATTTTATTAAAGATTCTAATTCTATAGACAAATCAAAGTTATTAGAAATTTCAAATTCACCGAATAATGCAACTCCAGTTGGATGTATCAGCGTTTTTACTGCAGATTTATATGAAGATAGTCTTTCATCGATAGAAATAACATAAGAATAAATTTGATAATATTTGCTATCTTGTATATAAATCGAATCTGATAAGAATCCTTTATTTGTTTCAAAATAACCTGGATATAGTGCTAGTGTACCTAAAGTAACATCAATAATTGCAGGGGAAGAATTAGCAGGTATCTCTTCATTAGAAAAAGAAAATTCTTTTAATATGGTACCTGCATATGTTCCATCTACATAAGTTGATGTGATGTAATCTACACTATTAATAAATCCGTTTTCTGATACAGTTAATTTTGGTTCTAAACCAACAATAAAATCATTTATTCCATTATTAATTCTTATAGGAGATAAACCTAGATCAACTTCTACAATATCTTTGGAAGTTATAGAATTACTAGGTAATATAGAAGTTGTAAAGTCAAAAGGATAATTTATTCCATATTTAATAACTTGAATATTAAGGAGTGCTCCTGTTGCAGATACTTTAGTTGCTTTAATTAAAGTTCCAAAACCACTTCCACTTTTTAATTCGAATACTTGTCCTACACGAAATCCAGAGCCACCACTGTATATCTTAACTGTTGAGGTAGTTGATAAAATTTCTGCTTTGAATAGATCTTTATAGCGAATTAAATCACCTATATCGATAGCACCGTATATTTTTTTATCTAAAAATAATTCATATAGATCTTCACCCACAAATTGGATATTATTAATATCACCTGTTAAGCGTTCATTCTTTTTAATTCCAACACGCAAAATGGTATCTGCTTGTTCAATTTCTACAGTTTTACCTTCAATTACAGATACATCTCCAAACAAAACTTTAACAAAAATTGTAGTATTTTGATTCCAGTTACCGTCAGAAGGAATTAACCTTTGTTCAGCAGGATATAAAATACGAACATTTTTACCATACAATAATTTAAATAATAATTTATAAGATGCTTCAGATCCTTTTGCAAGATACTGGTCTCTGATGCGAGAAAGTAAAAAGCGTTCATCTTCAACTATGGTAGGAAGATTATATGATAATTCTTTTTTAAATTCTGTTACAAAACTTTCAAGAGTTTTATCAATGTCTCTAAATTCAGTAAGATCAACCCCTTGATTTTGTAAAAACTCATAGTATGCTTCTACAAATGCAACAAAGGTAGGATAATCTTCTCTGACAAATTCAGGAAGCTGTGACCTTACTACCGAAGCAATCGGTGTTCTTATTGTATTAATGTGACTCATTAAGAATCCGTTGAAAGTGTTCTAATAGAATTAAACTGATAATTAGTTCCAGCTTGTGAATCGCCATTAATCGTATCATCAGCAATAGCAGTTACTTCTAATAGTTCTTGATCTATTCTAATGATATTATTAAATGCAGAAACTATATCATAAGATTCAGGTTTAATCTGCAATTCAAAATCTGAATTATAAGTTTTCGAGATATTTAAATTGTTAATATCTATAGTACCCAAGCTATAGTTAATAGTACCAATAAATGGATCAACAATAATTTTTTGGGTACTGCTTTGGTAATATAAACGAATATTTCCAGCAGAATCATCATCCAAATAATGTATTTCATTACTAGTAGGAATATAAAATCCTGTTGATGCAAAGACAGAACCTTGTGCACCGCCATCTTGAGAAATTGGATTAATTAGATTAAAAGAATATCTTGACGCAATATTAAATTTAACATCAACTGGATAATGAATCATTACACGAGTTAAGTTATTAATGATAGAAAGATCTGATTCATCGATAATTCTAAGTAATTTAGAGTAGCGCATCATAGAATCAAATTTTTCTAAATCAGTAGTATTGTAAGATATAATAGAATTTTTAACTAGAGTTTCAATTTGGGCAGCACTTTTCGTAGTTGATCTTGGGTTATAATAAACAAAAGAAGTAACACGAATGTTTAAAAATTTTGGATCTACAATTTCTGGGATAACTGTAAGAACATTTTTAGATTTTAAGATATTGTTAGTAATAAACAGTTTTTGGACATCTGTTAGTTTGTCTACTTCTTTTGGTTTAATACAAATATATGTTTTTCCATAAATTGGTGGATCATTATCTTCGCCACCCCAAACTGAAATTGTTTGTGCTTCTGAGAAGTTTTTTAATATAATTGCTTTATAATCTTCTGTTGTTACTGCTCGATTTTGAGAAGCGTAATATTTTGGTGCATTGAACTTGATCTCATCAATACTCTCTGGGCTGGCACCACCAGCAGCTGTAGCAGTTGCTGTTACAGATAAACTACTTCCTGCAATAGAAACACCACCATATGTGAATGAAGATGCAAGATTAGCTTCTTCTAAACTAGAAACCATATAATCTAGTGTAACAACATTACCATTAAAAAGTGCTTTACCTATGTTGTCGTTACCAAAAGAAAGTTCATATAAACCATCATCAATTTCTTTAACAAAGTATACATTAGAAAATTCTGTAATATCAGTTATTGTATCGGCACGAGTAAAGTTTTGATAAACACCTGAAGAAGAATTTTCTTGAACACTAACTGTTAAAGTACTTAAATCTACATTTGCGTTAGGAATAATAAAGCGAACTCCTGCAGCTACAGTATATTTGTATTGAAGTGGAGTACCTTCGGTTAGAACCAACCCAGTAAAAGTATAAGTACCAGCACTAGAAATAGCAACAGTTGTAGAAGATCTATTATAGAATGTGTACGTAACATTATCAATTGATGTCAAAAATGGCTGCATCTCTGGAATAGTAACAGTAGAAGGCGTAGTAGTTGGTGAAGTTATTGTTGCATTAACTGTGGCTTTGGCACTTAAAGCTGAACGTGGCATATAGCCTAGCATTTTTGCCAATGAAACTACAGAAGCTCTTTTACTTGCAGAATCTAAGAAGCACTCATTAACAGCAAGGTTTGTATAGATACCGTTATAGTGGGTATTATATGCTAGAACATCTAGAAGTACAGCTAATCCAGATCCTTCAAAATCGTAATCTGAAAATTCACTCTGTGATTGTAAAAATGTCTTTAAATTCGTTTTAATAGTATCAAAGTCTAACTCTGATACTTTAATTCTTTTATTATTTGCCATTATCGGGTTCTCTCTAATGCTAGGTCAAGAGTTATAGGTCTCTCGGTATTAACTATTTTAAATTCTAATGTTATGTAAACAGAGTTAGTATCCACAGAATCATCTACTCTGACACCTAAAATTTCTACTCTTGGCTCAAAGTTATTAATAACATCAATAATTGCTCGTTGCAACATATTTGTAAACATTGGTCCAGGCATTTCAAACAACATTGCTCGAATCGGAGAACCAATTTCACTGTGGAATGGTCTCTCAAAATTTCGGGTCAATAATAAATTCTTTATGGACTGCTTGATAGCATTGTCGTCATATCGGCGAGTTATGTCTCCCGTCACTGGATGTTTAGTGAAGTTAAGGTCTAGATCTGAAAAGATTCTTGTATTTCTTGCCATATTGTTTATTTAGGTTATTCTACAAAAGTGTTACTAGATCCTTCGGCAATTGCATCTCCGCATGTAATATTATCCCCTATTCTTGCAGCTAGATTACCTTCTATAAAGGTTTTACTCGCTCCACTATTTGGAGATCTTGTAGCACCAGCGTGGGTAACAACCCCACATACATGAGGAGCATGAAGGCATCCTGTATTGACCACAGAAGCTAATTTACCATTAAAAAAAGTTTTTGTTACTGGAGTTTGAATAAGTGCAGTCGGAGCAAAACATCCGTGCCCTGTACTCATATCTCCTATCCTACTAATGGCTGGCATTATGTGGTATACCCTACAAAAGTTTGTAAATTATTTTTACCTTCGGTCCAGTCATTGGTAACTGTTTTACTGTATACTTGAGTACTCAGTACAGTAGTTCCATCCATTGCTTTAGCAGTATATGTAAAAGTCTTAGACGTAACAGGACTAGCCTTGTATGAAATCATTTGATACAGGTTGTTTAAATCTATTTCGTTAAACCTAGTAACTACGGGAAAAGTACCTTCTGGTGTTCTGTATGTAATAGTATTATTAAAAGAGTCTTTGTAGTATCCAGAAAGTGTATTCCCAGAGATAACAATGGTATTTGGATTAACCTGATCTACAGTTATAATAACTGGGTAAGGCAGCGCAGTGATATCGTCAATATATGTTATAGTATGAGATATTGTTACATTCTCATTTACTGATCCTAGATCTGTTAATGAAGGAGTCCAAGCCATTATGCTGATTTTGGTGGTATGTTGTCAATAAGTACAAATCCAGCAGGAAATCCCTTTGAATCTCTTTTATAAGTTCTGTCATTCACCATTGTAAATGCCATCTTTCTTGTACCTTTAGCTTTATAACTCATATGAATCCAGATAGATTCTGGGTAACGATATTCAAGAATAATTTGATCGTATGGCAGTATCTTTTCTAACAACTGAACATATTCATATGTTTTTTGCCCTTTGTTTGGTAATAAGATACCAATATCTACTGCCCTGCCTTTACAATGATCTGAAGTGGCAGATTCATTTGCTACAAGACCACGAAGGCGATACCCAGAATTAATCCTCCATTGAGTTTTATATCCACCAATACCACCTGGAAGAGCCTCAAGAGCAGGTTCAAGTAAATTTTGCGCAGTGAATGCTAAATTAGAAACAATATCTTGTACAGTAAATAGTATTTCTGGACCTTCTTTAGTTTCTCTAAGCATCTGGTTAACAAGTTTATGTTTACCACCGACACCACCATCAATCAACATGCCTAGTGTAAAGTTTTTAGACAAACGATAATCATTTGTAAATTCTCGTGTAGATTTAATAATACTTGTATCTACGTCAACTTCTTTGGCATTAGCAGATGGTTTAGTAATAGCTGCAGCTTCTTCTGAAGCACTTGGGTCTGGAGCACCAACTACACCCTCAGTTCTAGCTTGCTGAGCAGATGCTGCACGACCTTCTGGCGTGTCATAATCATCAGGAGTTTCAGCTGTAGTTTTTTCTTCAATTTGTCTTTCTGGTGGTATAGAAAATGGAACAACAGGATTAAGTGGATCACCAAGAACTGGTGGAACTAACGGAACATCTTCAACATCAGTTGCTCCAGCAGCACCATTACCAAACTGTCCTTGTGAATAATCCATACTGGTGGTTCCACCACTTAGATAATTTGCATCACCCTCAGATTCAATATTTGTTTCAGCACCTTTAATACTTAGAGCACCAACAGCTTGTGTATTGGATACTCCATCTGATTTAGTATAAATGTTTGCTGCTTGAATAGAATAATCTCCAGCAACTTTAACTTTCATGTCGCCACCAACAGCTATTGTTAAGTCAGTAGCTACACCAATGTCTGCATTATTTCCAACTTTAATGTTAGCATTTTGTTCAACCTGAATATTAGCATCTGTTCTAGAGTAGATATTTGCAGTACCATCAACAGTAATATTTAATTCACCTGATACATGTATACATCCATTTTTTTCCATTAACACAAAGTTATCACCAACAATATAGTTTACTTGTGTACCCATTGGGTCTATTTCAGAAAATGTTCCTGAACGATGATATGTGTTAATTCTTTCATATCCTGGAGTATCGTCAAACTCTTGCACATGTCCTGATTCAGTTTCAAATACTTTATTGAATGGATATTGTGCACCAAAAGTTGCTTCAGGTTGGTCCCAAGAACCAAGATCTAGTGCTTTTGGAATACCACGTGCACGTACTGCATCTTTTTTTGCAACAATAGTACCATCAATAATACCACGAGCTAATCTGTTTGTGTCTGGTTCACCAATATACTCACTTAGTGGATATTTGTTATTTGGATCTCTAAATCCTGTTGTGAATGACCCAGATTCAATACTCTTTTGGGATGGTCTTGGAGTAGAATCATCGCCATCTTTTGGTGGTTCTGCTGGTGGAGAGCCAGCATCTTTTTCAACTCCACCAGTTGATGCTTTACCGTAGAAGTATTCATAATATGATAATTTTAGTGCAGAGATGTCTGGAGAATTAACACCAACTGCTTTTTTAGCAGCAAGAAAGAAGTCTGGATGTTTGCTTGAAGTAACACCCTTTACTCTGTCTTTAATATACAGCGCAGCAACTAGTGCAGAAACATTAATGTCCGTATCTAAAGAATCAGGATTATTAATAATATCTAAACTTAGTCCAGTTGCATTAGCAAGATTTTGATATCGTTTATAGTTACCACGACCAGTTAACTGAATAAATCCACGACCAAAATATTTACCACCATCTGCATCAGTAAGATTTCCTAAAAAACCTTTACCACGTTTTGTTGGTCCATATGCCCATGAGAAAAACTCCGCTCTTGTCATACCCTTTTTTGAGGCATTTGAATATGTGGCTATATCTTCTGGTGTAGCAAATGAATAAATTTGTTTTAATCTACTTTCGCTGTAGTTAAAACTTTCTAATTGAGGTATCCATCTAGATTCACCACCAGCGATACCTAACAGAGCACACTTTTGTTCTTTGGTTGTCAACCCTACTTTATCACATGCAGCAATTAATGCTTTAATGCCTTCAGTAGATTTTGTTGGATTAGGAGATGATTTTGCAGGTGGTATTGTTGGTATTGCAGTATTAGTTGATGTTGGTTTTACTTCTTCACTAGTTGTTCCTGTTGTTACAGGTGTACCATCCCCAGATGTTACTACATTACCAGATCCATCTGTTAGTACATTTACTTTACTTTGAGTAACTGCTTCTAAGTTAGTTGGTGGATCTTCAAATTTAAGAATATTTTCAACATAATCAACAACAGAATAACTAATTGTAATTTGCGTACCACTATCAATAGAAACAATAAATGTTTCTGCTGGAATACCAAAAGCCAGCACTTTCATGTTAGCTTTTAGTCCTGAAGTTAAATTAGTATTACCAGTTTCTGGATCATACAATGTCAATTGTTTTCCAGAAGTTGGTCCAGGGATTGTTCTTATTTGTACAGCTTCTGTTTTACTTCCTGTAGTAATTGGACCATCATCAGATTTGTCTACAGGAACAGGTGTATTTGGAATACCACCAACAGTTCCCATCATGATTGGTTGTTGCTGATCTTCATCTGCAAAGATAATAATTACAGTCGTGCCTTCTACTGGACCAATCGGAGTATGTCCGATACCGTTCATTGCAGCAGAAGTTACTGGTTGAACAGCAACTGCCCATGGAAGATCTGCAGTAGGTAGTTGTGATTTATCATGCGTGTGCAAACCTACTATACGCACTTGACATCTGCCAAGTCTTAGTGGATCACTTCTATTTTCTACAATACCATAGTAAAAATTCATTATCGTGTTCCGTTCATATTCATCATAGATGTTTCTTTAATAATTTCCATATTGCATTCATGTTTTTCTCTATCAACATAATGATTAATAGCTGCAATAATATAGTTACCAGAAAACATTTTGTCTGTGGTATCTCCGTCTTTTTTAGACAAGGGTTCAATTCTTTTAAGATCTAAGTTAATTTTTTGTCCAACAGTATAATCACATCTACCTGGAACTGTAATACTAATCTTGTTAGCTTCTGCCAATTTCATCAATGAATTTCGTTCTTGATTAGATTTTGCATAAGTAACATCACCAAAACCATTGAAGTTTCCAAAGTTTTTAGGAAGATTAATAATTTTTGAATTGGATCTAAAGGTACTACTATCTGAATTAATTGGAAATTCATTTAAGTGTTTTTGTTGTTCAAAACGCTGGAACATATTATAGTTTTTAGCAGTATATGTTTTTTTTGTTACATCATAAGATACTTGTCTAGATGATAACATCCCCGAACGAATACGATCCATATAATCAAATACAGTTGGTATACTAATATCAAGAATACGTTGATAATCTTTTTCTGTATTTCTTACACTTCCACCAAGTGGAATATCATCTCTTGTATATTTGTCGTAAACAAACTTTTGCGACACTGCATTAGTATAAAGTGATTCTAAACTTATAAAGTAAAAACCATCACGATTTTCAAAAAACACATAGTTTGGTGATTTATTTGTATTGATTGATGAAAACACCAAGTACATAATATTTTGTATTGGAGTCCAATAATTAGAAATATATTTAGAGTTATTAAGTGTGTCTTCAACAAAAACATTTTTATCAGATTCAAGACCAAATGTTTTGTCTTTAATGAATGGTTCAATTAATTTTGATATTCTGTCTGCAAATACACGACTAATTTTTTTATTTAAATCAACAACAGCTTCTACTGAAATAAAATGTAATTGGTAAACAACAGATTTATCTCCAGTCATTTCTCTGTTACTCATTTTGTAAATATAGTATCTACCTTTAATGTTAAATTGTTCAAGAGTAGGAGTGCTTATTTCTAATTCAAGATATTCTTCACCAATAAATGGGAACAAATTAACTAAATCAAGAGAGTCTTTTAAAATTAAACTGCCAGTAATAAATGGTGAAAATATATCTTCATAAACCTGTACATTTATTACTTGCGCACTGACATCTTGATAAAAACCTTTTTCAGTTATTATCCTAACTTTATCAATACTGACATCGCCAGCAAATCTTAATACTTCACTAGATTTCATTATAGTAAATCTTTGTAATCTCTAAGAACAGTTTCAACAATCCTCGGAGAGATAATTTTTATTCTGCGCTTCTCTTCATTTTTATCTCTAAAAAATTGTATGTTAGTTACTGAACTAGCACCAGCAGCAGTTGACATTACAATATATCCAGCAGCATTAACATAATGGTGTATATAATTTTCAACACCAGTAGATTTAACATTAATAGTGCCACCAATAGTACCAGTTGGGGTAGAGTTGGCTGTGAATGTAAATGTATTTATCGTAGAAGAGGTTATCATGTATGTACCATTTGGTGCATTAGTAGAAGCAGTGACACCTGATAATGTAACTGAAGTCGATGGTGATACTAATAATCCATGAAGTGGTGCAGTAACTGTAATTGTAGTACCACTATACGTCAAACTAGTAGCAGTAAATGCTGGATTAAAAACATCTTCAGCTACTTTAATTAATTGTGGTTCTGCCAATGGAAAGTCTGTTATATAATCAAAACGCTGGTTTGCCAACATGATGATCCAATGATATTCTGGATTACCATAAATCTTTTCTGCAATAATTTCTGGTGTTTCACCATCGACAATATCATATGTATCGTACACAGAAATGTTTTCTAAGACTTCCTTACGAAAGCGAACATTTCGTGTAATGTCTTTTACAATTGAGGTTCTTGTCTCATAATCATTATATTTAAAGTCATATAAAAATTGTGGAAACTCTTTAAAGTACATTATAGACCATCCTTGATTTTATCTTTAGTAAGGAGTGCAAGTTCTCTAAAGTTTAGTGTTACATTGATTTGTGTCGGCATGCCATTATCAAAAGTAGTAAAGTTACCATTCGGAGTATAGTTGATAGTCATATCTTGTAGCACACAACTTGTATGTCGATGTAAGTTTGGATTTTCTAATCCACCTTGATAATAGAAAACATCAAATTCACTTGGATATATGTAGACAAAGTTGTTAGCATCTTTAAACTCTGGATGCATATGATACTTGAATTCATATAAAATTCTTTTAACATTCAATGCTTCATCTGCAGTTCTTGGAAAAAACTGATAATCAAATTGAAATGTTCTAAAATCTACACCTTTAAAAACTTGTTCTTTTTTAGGGTTTGCTGCTAATCCAGTTGCGTTTGACATCGCCCCAGCCCCTGGACCTTTAGATAAAGCTAGATTTGTTACTGCAGCCTGAACAGGATCCCCGAGATCTTTAATTTTACCACCACCAAGAGTTGCTTTAAGAAGTTCGTCAATACCTGTTGAAGCCATAGCCATTGCTAATGTATCTTCTTCACTGTACTGCATTCCGTAGCGTATTTGAAGTTGATTTGGGATATGTAATGCAATTGCAGTTTTTAATCTTTTCTGTTTGCGACTGGCAGAAGCAGCATAGTTAGCTGCTGCACCAGCACCAACTGTTCCTAGTGCAGCTGCAGCTGCAGAAGCACCACCAATACCTAATGCATTACCCAACAGCGCACCGCCAGCATTAAGGGTAGCATTGGCTGCAAATAATTGTATTTTATTTAGATCTTGTGCGATAAAATCACCTTGATCTCTAGGTGGTATGTTTTTTACAAAATCATCCCCTATCTCTTTTCCTAATTTAGAATCTATATTCACATTAATGTAGAATATAGCATAGCTTCCACCATAACGACCATCAGAAGCAAATAAGTCATTTGGATACATGTAGTTTTGTGTTTTATACTGAGAATTGGTTTCATCTCGTTCAAATGCTGTTGGTGCACCTCTTGTTGAATAAAGATTATCAGCTTTTGGTTTTGGTGTGTACACAGCCATTTTGATCCTTTTACCTAAATAAAGGTTAATTCTTCCTATTCACTTATTTATGTTCCATAAAAGAAAGTACATCCCATTATTTCCAGAAAAATACACTGGAGACCCAACTAATATAATAATGAGGTCTTCATGGGAAACTATGTTTGCATCTTGGTGTGACAAAAATCCTAGTGTTTTAAGGTGGTCTTCCGAAGAAACTATTATTCCGTATCGTTGTCCAACAGACAATCATATACATCGTTATTTTGTAGATTTTAAGATGTTACTTAAGACTGGTAAAACTTATTTAATAGAAGTGAAACCTTATAAACAAACTCAATTGCCTGAGTATCCTGGAAAAAGAACTAATCGGTACTTAGTAGAATCATTAACTTATATGAAAAATCAAGCCAAATGGGAAGCTGCAACTAACTATGCACGTGATCGTGGATGGGAGTTTAAGATCATAACAGAACACGAGTTAGGACTAACACCTAAATAGTATTATGGCTAAAAAATCACCTTTACTAGACGTTTTTGAACGTAACCAGTATGACTTAAAAACTGTAATGTTAAAGAGTCGTGCTTGGTTCGAGCAGCAAGTCTTACTTATAACTAAACAAGGGCTAACTCCACCTAGAGTATTAAATGGTAATCCTAATCAGTTAGTTAGTACTGTTCGCCCTGGAAGTTTATACATGTTTGGATACGATCCAAAAACAAAAGCCGAACTACCTTACTATGATAGGTTTCCGTTGGTATTTCCGTTTCGTAAAACACCTGATGGTTTTATTGGATTGAATATGCACTATTTACCATATGCATTAAGAATCCAACTGTTAGATAGTTTGTTAATCTTTGCAAATAATAAACTGTTTGATGACACTACAAAATTAAAGTATTCGTGGGCAACTATCGATGGTGTTTCTAAATATGCTGCTGCGAAACCTTGTGTTAAACAGTATTTAATGAGTCATGTTAAAACACAATTTAGGCAAGTAGAATCTAGTAATTGGGCAACTGCTATGTTGTTGCCAGTTGAAGTATTCGTTGGTGCGAGTAAACAAGAAATCTGGACAGATTCCAGAAAACTAATTAGGAAGTCCAAATGAGCCTAGATCAATTTATCGCTAATGTTAAATCTAGTGGTTTGGCCAGAACTAATAGATATAGTGTATTTTTTAATCCGCCATTACAGAAAAGAGATGCTCAGCAAGTTCTGCTATATTGTGATCAAGTTCAACTTCCAAGTTTAAACTTTTCTACTATTCAAAATAGAACATTTGGTGAATTTAGAGAAGTTCCTTACGAAAAACTATTTGGTGATATTAGTATGTCTTTTTATGTAGATACTAATATGAAAGTTAAACTTCTTTTTGATAAGTGGATGTCATATATTCAAGATCCTACCACAAGAACATTTAATTATTATGATGACTATATTTGTGATATGGTAATTAATGTTCAAGACTTAAATGATAGCACACAATATGAAGTAAAACTATTTGAATGTTATCCTAAAACTATGGGTGCTGTTCAATTAGATTATGCTTCTAAAGACGTTATGAAACTGTCAATAACAATGCAGTATAAGTATTTTGAAACTTCTGCAAAAGCACAGTTACCAACTGAAGAAATAGTCACTACTAATGATATTCAAGAGTTTGTTGATAATTTTTCTGGTTATGACAGCTCAGTTTATGAAACAGGAGACCCTGCATATGGATTACCATTTGATGACTTAAACCCTAAAACTTTTTAAATAAAATATAATGAAAATTGATGACACATTATCTGCCGAGTTTGGTATTCAACCAATGGGCAAAACTGAAGTGATAACAAAGACTGGAGAAGTTATTAACGACTCTACAAATAGAATTCAAGATGATTTCGATATCACTCGAAACAATCTTCGTATTTTACTTCAGCAAGGGCAAGAAGCACTACAAAAGTCACTTGATGTGGCTATGCAGTCTGAGCATCCGAGAGCATTTGAAGTTGTTGGAAATTTGATGAAACAATTGGCAGATATTAATCAACAATTGTTAGATCTACATTCTCAAAAACAAAAATTAGATGAACCATCTAAAGCTGAAAAAGCTAAACAGGTTACAAACAATGCTATCTTTGTAGGTAGCACTGCTGAATTGAATAAGTTAATTAATAACATGACTAAAGGAGCGTAACATGGCATTGCCAGTACAAAACACCCCAATATATACAACTGAAATTCCTTCTACACAAGAATCTATTAAGTTTCGTCCATTTCTAATTAAAGAACAAAAATCTTTATTATTGGCACAACAAAGTGAAGATATTAATGTTATGGCTGATACACTTAAAGATGTTATTCGTCTTTGTGTTCAAAGTAAAATTGATGTAGATAAATTAGCTATCTTTGATCTTGAATACATCTTTAGCCAGATCCGTGCCAAATCTGTCGGTGAGAATGTAGATTTACTTTTTAGCTGTGATGATTGCACAGACGAAAAATCAAGAGTAAAAATTAGTATAGATTTAACTAAATTAAAAGTTGAAACTGATCCAACACACCAAACAAAAATTGGTTTATTTAATGATGTTGGAATAGTGATGAAGTATCCATCGATCAATGTTCTTAATGCATTAGAAAAATATGGTGTCGACTCTGAGATTGATTTGGTGTTTGATATCGTATGTCAATGTATTGATTACATCTATGATAACAAAGAAGTTTACCATGCACATGAACAAAGCAAAGAAGAATTAACTACATTTGTTAATAACTTAACAACAGAACAGTTTGGTAAAATTGAATCTTTTTTTGAGACGATGCCAAAATTAAGACAAAGAGTTAATTATACTTGCCCTATGTGTTCCAAAGAACATAACAAAGTTTTAGAGGGACTTAACAGTTTTTTTTAATGAACCTTTGCCATGAAGATGCAGCTAACTTTTATAAAACGAATTTTGCGTTGATGCACCACCACAAATATTCGTTACATGAGTTAGATGAGATGATACCGTATGAACGAGACATTTATATTAGTTTACTATTAAGTCACTTAGAAGAAGAAAAACAAAGACTAAAGAATATCAAATGAAACAACTACTCGCACAACAGTCATCTAATGCAGCAGGCAACTCGGTTATTAATCCAATAACCAGAGAAATATCTCAGGCAAAGGTTGCTACAAATTTAAATAAGGGTGATGATAAACTCGCTAGAAGTATTGTAGATAAAACTGGTGATGGATTAAACAGTAACGTAATTAAACTCTCTCAATACATAACAAAGCTAAACAAAAGTATTGAGACTAGCATTAAAGTTAGCACTAAACTTTCTACGCAGCAAGTTGGAGATATTACTACTAATGCAATGGGTAAGAAACAATTTAATACTTTAAAACCACGTGTAGAAGGTTTTAAAGCAAATGTTAAAGACTTTTTTAGTATGCGAGGTTTTTTAGATAAAACTGGAATCGCTAAACGTGGTAGTGGTGGTTTAGTTTCTGAGTATCTAGATCGTGGCGAAGCTAAAAAGAAATATGTTGATCAGCGAATGAAAACCAAAGGTACAACATTTGGTTCGAAAGAAACTTTCGCAAAACAGTTTGATGAACAAAAAAGAATTGAATCTGAAATCAATAAAAATGAAAAACAGATCAAAGAATTGCAAGCCAGTGGTGCAACTGATGTTGGTTTAAAACGTGGTGGCTTTTTAAAAACCAGAGAAAACTTAGCTGCTCAATATGCTAAAGTAGCACCTGATGCTAGACCACAAAATACTGAATCAGGAAGTACAAGCACAGAAGAAAACGTATTACCATTCAAGTCTAAGTCTAAGACTAGTGCAACAGCAGCTGGTGGCGAAGAAGCCATGCTTGAACAAAACAAAATGGTTGCTGAACAAACTTCGTTACTTATTCAGATCGAAGAAAACACTAGAGGTGGTGGCGATGGTAAGGCTAAAGCTGGTCCTCCAGTACCACCCCAAGCTGGTGGTGGTATGGGTCTTATGGATATGCTTGGTATGGGTGGTGTTGGTGGAAAGGTATTGGGTGGTGTAAAAGCAGCAGCTACTGGTGTAAAAGCAGCAGGAAGTTTCTTGGGTAAAGGTGCGCTTACTGCTGCTAAATTTATTGGAAGAAATCCGTTATTGATGGCTGGTACTGCAGTAGCAGCAGGTGTTTATACAGGATACAAAGGATACCAAGCTGCTGGAGATAAACAAGATACTGAAAATGCACAAACTGATGCTGACCTTGCTTCAGGAAAGATAACAAAAGAACAAGCTGCTACACAAAAAGAACAAACTGGAGATACTGCAACTATAGGCAAAAGTAAATCTGTTGGTAAAGGTTCAGGTATGGCAATTGGTGGTGCAGCTGGTGCACTAAAAGGTGCAGCGTTAGGTGCTGCACTTGGTTCAGTTGTTCCTGTTGTAGGAACTGCTATTGGTGGTTTGCTTGGTGGTGCCATTGGTGGTATCGGTGGATCTTATCTTGGTGGTAAAGCTGGAGACTATCTTGGTGAAAAGACTGGACAAGTGATGAACTATGTACCAAAAGCGTATAAGTCAGTTAAAGAAGGTGCTTCTAACTTATATGATGGTGCAAAAGACAAAGCAGGTAAATTATATGATGGTGTATCAAGCACAGCAAGTAAATTTTATGATGGAGCATCACGTATGGCTGGAGATGCTGGCGAAGGATTGCTACGAGCTAAAAATAAAATCAGTGATACGGCTTTTAATGTTACAGCAAACGTATCAGATTTTGTTGACAGAAACACTGGTGGTTCTCTTACAAAAGTTGGTAATGCATTTAGTAGTGCTAAAAATAGTGTGCTTGGAATGTTTGGTATGGGTGATAAGGTTGTTGATAATGGTGATGGCAGCAAATCAACTTTTAAATCTGATGGTACCAAAATTGTTCAAGATGGTGGTGGTACCAAAACTTTCGATAAAGATGGTAAATTGATTTCTGAAAGAACTCCAGGATTTAATGGGTTTTCTGAAGAGAAACGTGCTGATGGTTCTAAAGTTAGTAACTTGGATCAGGGACCAATGTCTCTTAAAATAGAAACACGTGCTGATGGTGGAACTCAAAGTACTGGTGCATATGACTTAGGTGTCACGAAGGTATCGAAACGTGAGACATTAACAGCACGACAGGTAAAAGAACGTGCGATTGATTCTAAAATGGCTGATGGTCTTCCAGATAAGATCCCAGTCGAATCTGTACCAGTTACATCAAAACCTATTAGCGCAGGAGGTGGTTTGCTTGGTGGTGCCATTGGTGGTGCTAATTTAACGAAAGAACAAATATCAGCAAGAAACACTGCAGCCTTCGATAAAGAATTGGCTCAAGCTGAGGGTGGTACTGCTCCAGTACAAGCAGCACCTGTTGCACGTGGACAAACATCATCAATGATTGCTGGTGAGCCTTGGACTGTTGGACAGGAACTCTCTAAGAAACAATTAGCAGTTATGAGTAGTGCTATTGCTGGAGGCACAAACTATAGCGCACGTGTCATGCGACAGTATGATAAGCAAAAAGGTATCGCAGCTGCTCCTGTCATGGGAGGTGCTCAGAGTGGTGTAGATGGTGACATACTATCTAAAAAATCTACTGAAAATGAACAAGCAAAAATGGATTCTATGAAATCATCTAGTGGTGGTAATACTGCAGTAGTTGCGCCAACGATTAACAACACAAGTAATCAAACTCAACTAATTAAATCACCAATTAGAAATCAAGAATCTTCGCAATCAAAGTATCTGGATAGCAGATACGCTTTCTAAAAACAAAAAGGGCTACCAAAAAGGTAGCCCCAGCGAATACCACATAAGTGGTTCCGTTAATTAGTCTTCTTTAGCAATCTTCTGAAAGTAAGACATCACATCCTCATCGTCATCTTCGACAACATTTTTAGGTGCTGGCGCAGGTTTAGATGCAATCTTTGGTGCTTGTGCTACAGGACGATCTTCATCTTCAGCGATCTGTGCAGCAGACTTGCTAGCAAAAGAATCACCAGACAAAACTTCATTTAGTTTCTTCTTCAACTCATCATAAGACTTGAAGTTCTTACGATCAGTAAACTCAGACAACTTAACCTGAGACTTTGCAATGTGAAGAATAGATTCATCATCATTAGCAATTGCTGCTGGTTCCATAAATGCAGACTCATCATAGTTAGCGTAACCATCTTTCTTACGCATACGAAGTTTGAAGTTTGCACCTTCCCAGAAGTCAAAGACATTGACTGGCTTTTCATCTTCAAAGGTTGGACGAGCCTTGTCCATAATCTTATCAAAGATTTTCTTACCAAATTTCCACAAGAACACTTTACCTTCATTCTCAGGATGCTTTGGGTCAGACACAACCAAAATATTGGCAGTGAAACTTAGGCGACGCTTTTGTTTACGAGCGATCTCTTTGTTTGCTTCAGAACCAGAGTTCCAAAGAGTGGTGTTCAATTCACCGACTGGATCGTTTTCACCAAGAGTTGTTAGTGAGTTTTCGATATACCATTTTCCAGTTGGACCTTGGAAGCCATGTGAAAAGATTCGAACCCATGGGAGTTCATCACCTTCTACACGAGGTAGGAATCGTAGTGTTGCTGTTCCGTTACCAGCCTTGTCACCTTCGAGTCGCCAAAAGCGATCGTCTGTAAAAGACTTTTGTTCGGATTGAGGGTTTGCGACTTTTTCGAATGCATTTGAGATTGCACCAAAGTCAGAGTTGCGCATTTTGCGTAGAGATTGAATATCCATCGTATTTCCTTTGTATTAAAAGTATTAATTTGTATTATCGTTTTGTATATGTTGAATCTGAATATCATCACTAATCTCAATCTCATCGTCAAATGAGTCATCATCTAAATCATAGTCTTCATCAACATAACTATTTAGCGTTTTCATACTACCACGCCCAGATCGCAAACTGGACTCATCGTCATACCTATTTCTCTTCGGTAGTTTCTTATAGGTCTTTCCCATGTTCTTTACTTCTTCACTCTTTAAGTTCTTCTTTGAACGCATCAAAGATTCTGTTAATCTTAATCTTATCGTATTTCACGAATCCAGTCAACTTTTTTATTCTTCTTATTTCGTTATCCCATATGTATTTTACAGATGCATTTTGATTCCATTCATCGATAATATCAGTACAGTCATCTATGATCTTTAGAGTTTCTATTGTAATCTTACCACCAATAAACAGTTTTAGTATAATAGGATATTCATCCTGATTAAAATTAAAAAGCGACTGGTTATTCAATTTGTTTACTTCAATATATGTTAGCAATATAGCCAAATCATCTACAAATACTTTTGTTATACTTTGTTTTCTTTTATTCCAAAGTAAGAAGTTATCTTCTGCTTCTCGCCCTGCATATATTGCAGTATCATTTCCATATGCAAAATTAGAAACAAAAAACTGTATGATCTCTTTATCATCAGAATACTTGTTTGCTAATTTTTCAAATATGTATCTATCATTACGAGCATTAAATGCTTCACGAGTGCCACGGACATTACCTCTGTTTTCAAAAACATTGAACTTGTCTGTGGTAAAGTGTAGTTTAATTGCTAAGTAATAACGATATGCTTTATATCCATCCATTATACATCTAGTTGTGCTTGTTTAGGTAAGTAGTTTAATTCACGAAAATTCATTTCGACTTTATCTTTGAGCGACTTGTTAACTAACTTAGCGATATCTTGGGGTTCAAGATAATTCTCTTCACAATACTCAAGAATAGCATCCATATAGTTTATCTTTTTATCTTGGACCATTTGTTCAATATACAAAGAAAACTCATTAGATGTTTTAAACATGTCGTTCTTTAGATATCCAATATTCGGTGTTTCTAATTTCTTGACTGAGACTTTCGTATTCATTTAATTTAACTTTATAAAGTTTCCAGATTGGAGTATCTGGTTTACTAGGATCCATTTTACCACCAAACTTATCTAAGAATAAAGAAAAGAATTTATCCATTTTCATTTTCTCTAAAACAAGGTTGGACTTTTTATCATATAAGGTAGCGTTCATGTTATCACTCTTCGTTAAAATCTTCATTGGTGCTTCTGTATCGATCTAAATTAATACTAGCTGTTTTGAAATAGTAAGACAAATCTTTTAATTCTTTAGCAATTTTTTGCACTTCTGCTTTTTTCGAATCAATAATATCTAATAGAATTTTTCTTGAAGCAACCACTTCTTCATGATCAGTTTCTTCAGATGTATGGTTTTCATCATAATCTAAAATAGAAGAATTCTTTGCTGTAATATTAGAGATAAATTGCTCAAGTCTTTGCTTTGCCAAATTTAATGCATCAAAGTGCTGTACCTTTTGTCTGATTTTCATATCTTTCCTTATGTTAACAAGTTGAATAGATTACTCTATTATACTCTATTTATTATTGCAAGACAAATTAATCATACTGCCACCATAGAATGCAACATCCATAATTAGTGCATCATTCTCATTTCGCAAGTTCTCAATCTGTGCTTTCATACATTGCAGTTCTTCATGATATCGTTTACGAAGAATTTCAATCTCTGATTCTTTCTCAGAACATCTTACACAAAATTCACTCATTTCAATCCCCTAATGTGATCAATTACCAGTTTTGCATCTTTATATCCAGATGATTGTACTGCTTGCTCCAAATAATCAGTTGCCATATATGAAAGTTTAACTAGTTCATCTAGTGCATTCTCAAGTTCATCATAAACATGTTCCCATGTTCCATCTTTGCGCAGTCTAATTTTCATAATGTATTTCATTAACCTCTCCTCATAGTTGCAATATCTCTTGCTTCTTGATCAGAAAAGACTGGAACTGCATTAGACTTATGCATGGTGCCAATACCTTTGATCTTATCGCCAGTGTAAACTGGATTTGGTTTCAGTGGACATGCACCACCAGTAAATGGAAGACTCGGATGCTTAGGTGTCTCACGACAAGCAGGTGTTCCGAGCGAGTATACATCACTGAGGGATTGCTTTGGTGTCACAATCTTCTTTGTGTTATACTTCTTTAGCATGGCTTCCCACGATGCATTCAACTCTCGTTGTTTTGCAGTAGGTTTCTTTTTCTTAGATTTTCCAAGGGATGTATGTAGCATTTGCATAACATAATTATACCCTAATTCTGAATTAAAGACAACCCCCTAGAACACATGTATCCTAGAGGGTTGAATAGTAAGCAACTACTTACTTAGAGGGTTTTGGAGTGGAAACCCCTTGTTGATGAGAAGCTGCATAAGCTACACAAACCACATCTGACTGGTTTGCATAGGCACAACGAACTGCAACAGGATCAATTCCCTTTACAATCGCTGATTCTACATTTCTCTCTACAGACTTCAACTCACTATAACTATAAAAAGTAATAGATCCAATTAGTGTCACTATTGCAAGAGTGACACATCCAGTAAAAACATTATCATTCATAATAATCTCCTTTAATTTACCAAGAACCATCATCTAAGACAGCCTTAACCCAAACTGGTCCAAAATAAACAGATCCCATATATCCATGAGGATCCGTATCTGTTGGTCCAGTTTTTTCTACTCGAAATTCCCAGTGGTAAGGATTTAAAACAAATCCAACCCATACACCAGAGAATTTTACATAATTAAGAAAGTTCTTTAACTTCATCGCATAGTCCTAATTTTTTGGCTTCAGAGGGACTTAACCAAATATCCTGTGGTGGCAAAAGAACCTCACGGATCTTTGCATCAGATAACCCAGAACACTTTTTATAGTGGTGGATCATTTTCTTGGTGGTTAAGTCAAACTCTTTTACCGTTGCAAATAACTCGTGTTCCTTACCAAAAGCACCCCAAGAATACTGATGTGACAGTATAGATGTATTTGGTGTAAGAATACGATGCCCTTTGTCACCAGCGATAAAAATCATGAGTCCAGCTGATGCGATCTGTCCTAAGCCAATGGTGCGAATAGGAATTGCTGAACCCTTCATAGTGTCAATCACTGCAAACGCTGCATTTAAATCACCACCTGGAGAACAGATGATGAGATTCAATAAGTCTGGTCGCTCTTCAGCGAAGTTTGCTTCAAAAATCCATTCAACCAATGTCTTTGCTGACTGCAATGTTACTTCTTCCATCAAAAGGTAAAACGAATGCGCAGAGTCGTCACCACCATCTTTGAGTTGAATGTTTAGTTTATTCATCATTTAGAAATCATCTTTCTGTTTGTAAAAAATATGTCTACCAATTACGGTAGTTCGTTCAAGTTTCCATCTTGGATTAACATAATCCGCATGATAAAATAAAGCACCTTCTGTCACATCATACATCTTTTCATAGTTAGCATATACCATTAATGCAATTTCTCTTGCTTGTAAGTATGCTGAGTTATTCTGTATTGTTTTGTTGTGTTCGCAGAACCAAGAGAACTGACAAGTTGATTTTGTCTTTTGTTTTACTACAGAGCAAATATCTTTTGGGAACTGTGGGTTTTGCACTCGGTTCAATGTAACCATGGCAACCGCAATTTTTCCATCTCTCGGTTCAAAACCTGCTTCATAATAAATGTTTTCTGCTAGACAGTCAACCTGTATTCTAGCTTCTGATGTTAATTGTGTATACGTTACGCCGATAATCTTTTCTTTTGTTAACTCTGTATTTAATAATATTGTAATGCTTATTAAAAATATAACTGCTAAACTGTATAGTCGTTTATGCATATTGATCTCCTTAAAACAGTTAAGGATTGCAGAGTGTGTGAACCCTGCAATCCAGTTCCCTATCAGGTGGACTTTTTGCTAATAATAGTCTTTGTTTCTTGGTGGGGAATGTTAGAAACAAAACCATTCAGGGCAGATGCCTTTGCAATGATTTCAGTCTCTGTTGGGATAGCAGGGAATCCTGGATGATCAGGAATTGTGCCTCCATTGATTTTAGCAGATTCGACTTTCACTTGCCAGTCGTTGCTAATTTGTTCACGCTTACCGTAGTACTCATCGTTAAGCATGTCTTTTGCCATCTTGAGAAGTTCAAGACGGATTTCAAATGGCGTAAGGTTTGCCATAATTTTCTCCTTTGTGTGTGTGTTAAAAAAGATGGTTTTATTGGGATCCACCAACCCACTGTGTAATTATTTAGGAATTACTTCTTTGCTGCTTCAGCTTTTGGTGCTTCTACTTTCGGGGCAACAACTTTCTTTTCGTCTTTCTTTGCTTCTACTTTCTTAGGTGTAGGCTTTTCAGACTTTGGAGCAGCAGGACATTTACCATTCTTATCTTTAGTTACGCAATTTGCTTCAGTCTTTGCTTCAACTTTTACTGGAGCCTTTGCTTCTTCTTTCTTAGCTGGTTCAGCTGCAAAAGAAATTGATGATACTGCAAGGGCGATTAGTGCGATTAATGTTTTCATAGGATTACCTTTTAAAATAAAGACAGTTATAAAATACAATCACTGTTGTCACTTAATGTTAGTACAAGAGCCATCGGGCATCGGTTTCTAACTTAGAGCAAAGACTTCAATAATTTATAATGGTTTTAAAGAGACCATCAACTCTCAAATTAAAACGAGCGAGTATATGCGATAGTAGTAGTCTTGTTGGCACCATCACCTGATACATTGTCCCAACCAAGAGTAACTTTATCTGTCTTTGTTACAGTGTAACCAACAGAATAACGCATAGAGTTAGAACGATCTGCATTGGCAGTATTGAATGCATCACGATAACGATATGCCACACGAGCAGTAACATCACCAAACTTTGCATTAACTCCAGGTTCTACAGAGTAATATGAAAAATCTTGAGATCCAGATTTTGCTTTCATACCACTTGCAACACGAAGATCAGTAGTTAGTACAGGATGAATACTAATTCCGCTACTAACACCAAGTTCATAACGATTAGTGATTGTGTTTGCTACATCAGCAATTGTACTTTGAATACCAGCATCAACTGAGATATCTTTAGTAACTGAAGTTTTTGCAGAAAAATTAACTACATGATTTTGCACATCACTAGTAACCAGAGACTGGACACCATATGTAGCAGTTACTGAAGACTGCGCAGTTGCGATTGCAGAGAATGCTACCAGAGAAGTAGCAACGATTAATTTTAATTTCATTTATTTTCCTTTATATTATAAAAAGTGGTAGGTTATTCTGTTACGAGGAAACCTACCGAAACCCTAAGCAGCGTTTAGGCTGCTAATGCGAACTGTGAGTCGTTTGCGTTTACTTTGTTTTACTTTTAACGAGTATCTGTCTCGGGTTGTCCATCTTCGTACTTATTGCCACGTCGAATACTGAGTACACCCCCATCAAAAGCATAATCACGTTTCTTATGTCTCTATATGCTATGTGCATATCGATTATGCTTTTGGTGGAGGTGAGGGGATTTGCACCCCTGTCCGCAACACCTTTCGGTTAACTTCAAACAACCATATCACTATTATACATTATGTATTCTTACAGAACAACTTTATTTTTTCTGTTGTTCTAAAACCTTATCAACAATTGTTGCATATCGCTTTTCGTCAGCAAGAATCTTAGCAGTTAGATCTTTGGAGTTTAATAATTTAGGATCAATAAAGAAGAAACTTTCACTAAGTTTTTGTTGAACTTCTTTAGATTGTGTAGCTTTGACAAATTCTTTACTGTACCAATCAACGATATCTTGAGGTGTTCCTTTTGGTAAAGAAAGTGCCCAACCCAAAGTATATACCATAGATGGGTAAACAGAACTTAGCGTAGGAATATCTGGAAATGCTTGTGCACGTTGTTCACTGCTAACAGCAATAATTTTAATCTTACCTGCAATATGCAATTGGCTTGATGCTGCAAGTGGCACTATGCCAAACCTAATATTCTTAGAAGCAACGTCCTGCACGACATCTGTTGGTCCTTTATATTCAACACGAACAATACGATCTGTACTTTCTTCTAGTTGAGCCACTGAACGAAATAATTCATATGTAATACGACCACCCGAACCTGGATCACCCATGGTAGTTTTTTCTGTCTTGAGTGCTTTTACAAGATCTTGAATTGAATTAACTGGATCAGAAGCTGAAGCAATAATAGTCATCGGAACAAAAGAACTGCCCATGATGTAAATAAAATCACTTGTTGTATATGTCTTATTTGGGTTAACCATTCTGTCTGTAGCAGTTAATCCTGGAATTGGAATTTGAGCAGTTGTATAACCATCTGGAGCAGACTTAGCAAAGTGTTCATTACCAATAGTACCACCAGCACCAAGACGATAATTTATTACAAATGATACGCCAGTATTAGATTCAACTTGTTTTGAAACAATCCTAAATGCGATATCAGATGGTGTTCCAGCTGGCATATTCAAAATCACAGTAATCGGCTTTGTTGGTTGCCATGCCCAAACTAATGGTGTCAATAATAAAAACGATATCAATCCTATAACAAATTTCATTTACGCAATCCTTTAAATATTTTTTAAATTTCTATAATCTAGTCTTAGTTTCCTAAATCCACCGATCCAGTTATCACGCTTTTCGATAAACAATCTTGGATCATCATTATCTACTGCCATTATAATAACAAGTCTACCAATAGGTATTCCTGTTCTTTCTTCAAAAGCAACTGCGTATGCTGCAGTTTGCATAAAGTAATTATGAATGTCATCACGATCTTTTGGCTTACTAGAAGTCTTAAAATCTATGACAGACAACTTACCCTGAAACTCTCCAATACAATCAACAGTTCCAGCTACCTCAAGATAATCTGAGTATAACGGATCTTCTAGTGCATGTATATTATCTATGTCTTCGAGCCACTGTGATATACTTCCAAATAATTCTTTATCGAAAATATCAGGTTCACATTGTTCATTGCGGAGATATGCTTCGCAGAGAGAGTGGATTCTTGTACCTCTTGCACTGGCTCTTCCAGAGATTTTATTGGCTTCTTCGTTTCCGACTCTTTTTCTCCACTCGGCGATTCCCTTTGCTGAGTGCAATCCCGTGACTGTTGTAACGGAGGGATAGGCTCGACCCGAAGGGGTTTTGTATACCCTCGTACCATCTGGTGCGGTGTCACGTTGTAGTTTAGGGAGATCATGATTTATAAATGTTTTCATTAAGTCAGTAAGCCATTACTTTTTAGCAATCATTGATTGAATTTTTTCTTGAATAATCTTTGCCCAAAATGGCTGTGGAAAATTCCATCCTACGAATGCACCAAGTGCTACCCAAAACAGAGTGTCTAACATTTTATTTCTCCTAAGTTATGCAAGTAAGTGTATTGCTTCGTTATAGTGCTTGATGCGATCTTCAAGACCAATGTAACCACCATTGATTTTCTTGGTCATTAGTTTAATATCGCCAGAGTCTGCTTGAACATTAAGTTTGTTTTTATTCCAGAACCAAATAGCTGACATAAGAGCAAAATCACGATCTGATGTAACCCAGTCTGGATTATCGTATAGATTTTGCCAGTCGTCAAACATCTCTTGTGCGAATGCTTTATAGTTAGCAGCACCAGTTAGTTGAATTGGTCCACGACCACGATACTTATATCCATCACCTGATGATTCTGGTCCATTACCCATACGACCACCATAAACTTTATTAGCAATCATTTGTGGTTTGCGTGCATAAGGTTGTGCCGATTCAAGTGTAGGAAAATACTTCTTGAAGATACTATTTAATCCTTGTGCAGAATAATTTAGGTTTTCTTCGAATGTAGTCCAACCACCAGACTCATGACCACACTGAGCCAAGAAAGCTGCAATACGATGTGGCGTATTAATGTCATAAGTTGGAAATACATTATTCATTGAGCCTACCCAAGATTCTGGATCTTGTGCTCTAGGAAATAAGTGATGGAATTGATCTGATGTAATCATCTTTTGTCCTCGTAGTCTTCGTATTTAAGTTTGGCTAA